CTCTCAGATCCGCCAGCTCCTTGTTGACCTGGTCAAGCTCCTTACGCTTCATCAGTGCTCTTAATGCCATTCGTTAACCTCTCTTTCATTTTCGCGCGCCACGCTTCCGCCTGTCTTTTCTGCAGTTCGTCGCGCTGCGCCGTCCTTGCGCTCACGTTCGTGTCCTCGTAGGCCGGGAACGTGCACGCGGAAACCTCATACAAAGGCAGGACCTTCTTGATCGTCCAGTGCACATCACCGTTTTCGAAGAACTCGGTTTCTTCTTCCGCGATGTCGAATCCGATCGAGCACCCGTCCACGTCGCCCCGCTTCACGCGCTCATACAGGTCCATAGCCGCAGAATCGTTCGGATTGATCCTGACCTGACCCCAGAGCCCGTGACTGTCCTCGCGCAGATCCAGCGTTCCCGCCTTGTTCCGTCCGAGGACCAGCGTGGTGTCGTGATTGACGAGTGCCCTCACATCTCCGCCGAGCGCCTCTGTGAAGGCTCCCGGTGCGATGGATTCACTCATACCCCAGCCCATGTTGTAGTCCTTATTAAAAACGGCGAAGTACCCTTCGATGGTCGGGTTGCCGTCGCCGTCTTCTCGCGTCTGAAAATCCGTGCAGATCATTCTCGTCTGCCGTGCGCCGATCGCTCTACTCATTGTTTGTACCTCCATACTCCCAGTAATAGCCGCCAGCATTTGCTCGGAACCCTTTGCAGCACATGCAAATATTTCCCTGACTTATGCCAAGGAACCGAGCCGCTTTATAAATCGAGGCGAATCTCATTTGTTCGCCCGTTTCCATGTTTGTTGCTATAACAGATTTTGCAGAAACATCGTTCGTCCTGAGCCCAGTTTCGTAAGCGTGTCGCAAATTCTCGTTGCGGCTCGACCATTCAAGGTTTGCCGCTCGGTTGTCTGTTTTATCGCCGTTGATGTGGTTGATTTCAGTCTTTACTTCTGGCGCGTCATTTTCGCAAAACGCTTTTGCAATGATCCTGTGAACGCTTGGAGTCCATTGGCCCCCATCCTCGTCCTTGAGGGTCACCTTCATGTACCCGTTGTTCCCAAGACAAGGCCGAAGTTTCCGGCCGCTTATGATTGACCAAACGGACCCGTCCTCACCCGCTAAATATTCAGGAAAGCCCGGAACCGGTTTGTATCTGATTCCTTCTTTTAGTTTCATTCCTCATCCCCCGGTTGAATTAGTTTCTTTTGTAGGTTCGAATAATCCCAGCCGATATAGTTTTCTAATACTCGGAACTCATCCAGCCCGTCTGCCGGGCTCATGCCGATCCGGTCTCTGACCTCGTTGCCTGTGACGAATCCGCGGTCGGACAGTGCTCCGTATACATCGCTGATCGTCTTCAGATCCCAGTCAAGAAGCGACAGCTCGTTGAACCGCAGATACCAGTTCGGGCTCATGATGAGCTTCCGCGTCATTTCCTGCGCCAGCATCAGGACGATCGGCCGGATCATGTCCTGCACAAACGCGTTCCATGCGGCCTTGTTATACTCGCCGACCCCCAGCAGGAACGGCGGAACACCGACCACAGAAGCGACTGTCCTCTTGTCGATCTCGATCGTGTCAGAGATCGCAAGATCAGCCAGCGACAGCGGCTTGATCGTCGTGACGTCCAGCTGCTCGCCCGGGATCACCCACGGCTTTCCCGCTCCGTCGGTCTTGATGTACTCGTTCAGCATCACCTCACGGGCCGCCGGATCCTTGAACATGTCGTTCATGGCGTCTACCTTGATGATCACTGACGGCTTCCACTTGCTTTCCAGGAAGCCCTTCGTCGTAGCCTGTGCCTGCTTCAGATTGTCTGCCACATCTCTGAGCGAGATATGCAGGCCGCGTCCCTTCCACAGGTACAGCGGATCAGGATTGATCGCAAAATGCAGGATATCATCAGGACGATACCGCCTCCCGTCGATCAAGACGTTGTAATCTGTATAGCCGATCGGCTCCCAGGAGACCCTGCTGGCCGCGACAGGTTCCAGGCTCCGCAGGTACCCTCCGCGGGTGTGCGGCAGAACGATCGCGTTGCCTCTTCCCGACAGGAACATCGTCGTGATGATGCCCTGCATCCAAAAGCTCCGGTTCATGTTCGGCATCGGCGTGATGTCGATCATCCGGGACAGCTCGTTCTTGATCCGCACGTCGCCTCTGTCGGTGCTCTCCATCAGATGGATCGTGATGCTCCCGATCAGCTCCGCGATCCTGCGGACGGCTGTCATGATCTCCGGGTTCCTGTCAAGTGATGTATAACCCGGTACGCAGATCGCATCATCGTCTCCGGATCCGACCACCAGACCGATCGCCGACTTGTTTCGCTTGTTAAAAAATGGTATTTTCATGCACCCCACCATTTGCGGATCCGCTCCGCTTTCGTGTGCGCCTCGATCCAGCGGACCGCGGCGAAGACTGCAGCGTCGAACAGGTCCATCCTCATGTTCGGGCTGATCTTCTCATAACTGATCATGTCGTCGGTCTTCTCGATCGCCCGGACATTCGATACACAATATTCGAACGCCTCCGAATGTAGATAATAAAAACGGCCGTCTGCGACAGCCTTCTCTATTCTTCTGAATCCTTTTGACTTGATAAAATACATCTGCGGCTGCTCCGTCACGCGGAACCCCGCAGCCTTCATCTGTGGATAATATTCCTCGCCGGCGAACTTCCGGTCGTGACCGACCTCGCGGATCCGGAAGCCCTTGTTCCGCATCTCCACGAACCAGTTGACCGCATCACTGACGTTGACCGTCGGATTATTGCACAGCGTCAGCCAGCCGTCGTCCTTCCAGCCGAACAGCGGGATGTTGTCCTCGTCGGCCTTCCGTGCGGCTTCCGTGATCGGGAAGAACCCGTGCGTGATCACAATGTCGATATTGAGCTCGTCATAATGCCCGAACAACGCAGTCGCCGTCAGGTCGCGCATCCGTGACAGGTCTGCGCCTCCGTACCAGTCGATCGGCAGCTTGGCCAGCTCCTCCAGCGTCCACTTGTACTTCCGATCGCTGGCGCGGAACTCATCGATGTCGAACCAGCTGCGCATCGATGTCGTGTAGATGTTCAGCGACCGGCTCAGGAAGTCCTTCCTCTGCACCGGATCGTTCATGGCCTGTAGGCTCTCCTGCAGGATATCCTCCGGCCGTATCGTCACCCCGTAGTTCGGGTTGGCTTTCATGTGCTGCTCCGGCGCGGTGTAGTCCACATCACCTTTGTCGTCCTGATCAGCTCGCGCCACGAACGAGAAAAAGCTGTCGTCCTGGACGACGCCCTTCGCGACCTTGATCGCGTACTCCTGACGCGCATACCCGAAGCTGTTGATGTTATCGCCGGCCGTTGTGATGCCGACGATCAGCTTGTTCTGGTATGCCTTCATGGCTTCCTTGAATCTGTTGTACTGCGCCGGCTTCTTATACGCCGCGATCTCATCGCATATCGCGAAGTTGCAGTTGAATGAGTCCTGCTTGTCTGGGTTGGCCGCCAGCGCGATGATCTCGATGGATCCATCCGGCCGGCCCTCAGCATCCCGGAATACATAGGCGATGCTGTGGTCGAAGCTGTTGTTCTTCACGTCGAACTTGTCCACAATCTTCTGGTACTGCAGGGAAAACAGAATAAAGTTGAACGCCTGCAGTGCCTGTTTCAGTGCGGCTCCTACGATGTAGACCTTAGATCCGGATCTGCGCTGCAGGATCGCAACTGCCCAGGCCAGACCTGCGACGAAACTCGTCTTCCCGTTCTTTCTGGCCCATTCCAGGAACGCTTCCTTGAATCTCCGGTTATTGGTGCCCTTATAGTAGAACCCCAGAAGGTTGTAGACTACGAACATCTGAAACGGCTGCAATAAAAAAGGCCGCCCGAGTAATGGGTGGCCTTCCAGATCCTCGCCCTGCGCGTGGACCATCGTCTGCTGGATGATGTTGATCGCGATGTCCGGATCTCTGGTCCTCAGTTCCAGATCATCCCGCTTCAGGTCTTCTCTATATCTCTTGCAGGCCGCCACGATCTCGGCGCCTGCTCTCTTTTCTTTTCCGGTCAGCACATCGTCAACGTACTGATCGACAATGTGCTTATAAGTTTTCGATTTTGTCATAAGCACGGCCCGGGGATTATTCTTTAGTCAGCCCTCCCCGGTGGGCTCGGTGGTTGGTAGCTGCAGGACTCGAACCTGCGCGCTGGCGGTTTTGCTTTCGCTTGCCTCCTGCTCTGCCGACTGAGCTAAACTACCACGAAGGACCGGCGCTGCCCTGCGACCGGCCCCAAGTAAAGAAAGAAGGTATGAATCTGAAAGTTGGTGATCAGATTCCAATGCCTGACAGGAGATCCTCAAATGATCCTTCTGTTTTCTTGCTTGCCATATCATTCCCCAGCTTCTTGAATCCGGAAGGCGTCAGCCCCAGATCGCGCCAGTATGCCAGCGCCTGCTGGTTGCACTCGTTGATGATCACCAGCGCCGGGTTCTTGACCAGGTTCGTGTTGCCTCCCTTATTGGTGTGCTTCACGACCGGGCTGGATCCCGATGCCTTATACTGCTTCTGTGCGGCGTCCCGGTTCTCCATGATACCGGCCAGTTGGTCGATCACGAGATCGAAGAACGGCTCATAGGTCCCTGCCTCGTCACAGGCGGCCTTGATCCGTCTTCTCCAGGTTCCTTTAGTTGCCATTAACCAGCACCGCCTTTTCTTCAGTGAATTGTTCCCACCTGTCGATGATGATATCACAGTAATGTGGGTCCAGCTCCATCATGTAGCATTTTCGGTTCATCTGCTCGCAGGCGATCAGGGTCGACCCCGATCCGCCAAACAGATCGACGACTATATCATGAGGCGAGCTGTACTTTTCCAAAAACCACGACGCCAGCCTGACCGGCTTCTGTGTCGGGTGTAGTCTTTTATGATCGTGTTCCTTCTCAAGGCCGAAGATGCCGGCCCACTTTATACGAGCTATGTCCCGCTTGTGTTTCTTCATGCTCCAGCATAGCTCGAAACAGGATCCGAACATCTTATCACTGGATTCATCCGCCGCCACATCGTCCTCATCGTTGGATCTCTTATCCCACACGATCCAGGACCCCTCGTTGCGATCCGGCAGAAGCTCGGCGTAATAATCGGCCCCCCATAGGAACAGCTCCGGAGCACCGACAGAGAAGCACGCGTCGATCATCTCCGGGTTGAAGCTGTCCACGGATCCAGGCTCGTAAAACTGACCACCTTTGGATCCTTTGAACTTCGACTCCATGCTCGTGTAATCCGTATCAAGGCCCATACCATACGGCGGGTCGGTGAATACGACGTCCGCCTCCACCCCATCCATGAGCAAACCGACGTCGGCGTCCAGTGTAGCATCGCCGCACATGAGCCGGTGCTGCCCCAGCTGGTAGATGTCCCCGGGCTGAGTCCGGATGGCTTCCGAATCTGTTTCGGTGTATGATTCGTCCTCATCAGCCGGCGGCAGTTCCTCCACGGCTGACATATCAAACCCAAAGGCGGCCATGTCGATGTCGTCGATCTCAAACAGCTCAGCGTTCAGCAGGTCGAAGTCCCAGCTGGAGAACTCGGCTGTCTTGTTATCTGCGAGCCGGTAGGCCCTGACCTGCTCATCGGTCAGACCATCAGCGACGACCACAGGGACCGTCGCCAGCTCCAGCTTCTTCGCGGCGGCATATCTGGTGTGCCCTGCGATGATCACGCCGTCCCTATCGACTACGATCGGCTGCTGGAACCCGAACTCGCGGATGGATTCTGCGACCTTATCGACCGCGGCTGCGTTGTTCCTGGGGTTATTCTCATACGGCGTGATTTCCGCCAGTTTCTTCTCAATAACTTCCATTCTGCCTCCGTGCCGGGTGCTTTTCGGCGATTTTGCCATTTTCTGGCACCCTTTTTACCAAAAAATCCCTTTTGTATATAAATGCTTGACCTGCGCCGGTCCTGTGTAGGTTGATTATTTCCTCGAGGTGGGGGCGGGTCTCTAAAAATTCTAATCGACTTTCACGCTGATCGGCTCGCCGGTCCACTCGATCTTGCATCCAACAACATCGAATCCGTTCATAGTCGACCACCAATGTCTGCGATTCATGTCACAGCGGTGATGCACCAGATGCTGTTCCTTCCCGTCGACCCTGCACTGGTATACTCCGCGCTCCGCGGGCCAGCCTTTGTTCCAGACGACTTTGTCCTTTTTCTTCTCACTCATAACTCGATTCCTTTCAGTCTCGCTGTTCTTTCCAACAGGGCCCTGCCTTCCTCAGTCAGCTCTCCGGTCGTCCGATCATGCAGCCGGTCGTGTACCGATCCTGCCACGCTGATCAGGTTCCAGGCTTCCAGCCGGAACTCAGGGTAAGCTGATACAGGGAATATGTGATGCACTGTATCCGCCTGGATCCTCTTGCCGTATCGCTTCGACAGCTGACATTGATATCCGTCACGCCGAAGGATCGCCTCGCGCATCCGCAGCCATTGTTTAGATTTATAGAATGGTTTTGCTTTCATAAAACGAAAAAGGAGCCTTTCGACTCCCGTGTTCATATTCTTTTACACATACATAATATTACATTGACGAGGTGGGGTCAATAAGTTTTTCCATAACGATGATCGCCCGGTCATGACATTCCAGTGCGCTGCACTTCGAGATATCTCTGCCCCTGCAGATCTCCGGCCACGTCTGCAGAATGATGTACCTGCGATAGATCACATCGATCTGCGCGCTCGACTTCATCCTGACCAGAAGACTGAAGATGTCGTCGTATGCCGCGCCTCTGTACTGCCTCAGCTCCCGCAGATCTGCCTCAAGCTGATCCAGCTCCGCAGCATAGTCCGCCAGCGTGTGAGCCGATCCTGTCGCCTTCGGCATATCCGAGTATGCGATCTCGGACGACGTCTCCCGCTCTCTGAGCCTCTTGATCTCTCTGTTCTTACGCTTCACCTGATCATCCCAGAACTTATAGTTGTTTAGGATCTCATTTAATCTGTCTGTCATATTCCCGCAACCTCGCTTTCAGTGCCGCCAGAACGCCGTTCTGGTCCTTCTCCTTCTTTTGCAGAATCTGATAGTACACTGTCTCGTCATATGTCCCCGCGGACATCAGTACATAGTTGATCACCGGCTTCGTCTGCCCCTGCCTATGCAGCCTCTTACAAGCCTGCTGGTACAGTTCCAGGCTCGTCGTCAGCGAATACCATACCGAAATGTGCCCGCCGCTCTGCAGGTTCAGCCCGTGCCCTGCCGACGCCGGATGTGCCAGCAGGATCGGGATCTCGCCTGCCTTCCACCGTCTGATCGCGTCCTTCTCTTTGATATCGACAGCCTGCGGATATCTATCCTTCAGCCGGTCCAGTTCATGCCGGTAGGCATAGAAGACCAAGACGTTCTCTCCGGCTGCGCTCTCGATGATCTCGTCCAGAGCTTCCAGTTTCTCCTCATGCACCACAGCCGCATCGCCGTTCTCATTGTAGACGGCCCCGCTGCTGATCTGCAGCAGCTTCGTCGTCAGTGCCGCCGCATTGACCGCGTCTATGGTCTCGCCGTCCACCTCCAGAAGAAGATCCCGCTCCATCTGCTGGTACTTCTTCATGGTCTTGGCTGACAGGTTGACCTTGCGGATGATCGTGTGCATCTCTTTCAGATCCAGATAGTCCTCGGCCTTCATCGATACGCAGATCGGGTCCAGCCGGTTCAGGATTTCATCCTTCGCCCCCGGTCTCAGATCCCAGTCATAGATCACCATACCGTTCCGGCGCCCCGGTGTGAAGTACTGGTTCCTGTATCCGGTCAGGGTCCTGCCGAGCGCCTTGCCGCCATCCAGGACGAAAGCCTCAGCCCACAGATCCATATATCCGTTCGCGCTGGGTGTTCCAGTCAGACCGATCACACGCTTCACCGACGGACGGATCCGCTTCAGTGCCCGGAAGCGCTGGCTCTTGGACGACTTGAAGCTGGACAGCTCATCGATCACGATGCAGTCATACGGCCAGCGGTCCGTCTTGAAGCGGTTGACGAGCCAGACGACGTTCTCCCGATTGATGATCGTGATAAACGCCTTTTTCCGGATCGCCCGTTCCCGCTGCACTGCAGATCCAACAGCCACCGCATAGTCGAGCCCTTGCAGATGATCCCACTTCTCGATCTCCTCCGGCCACGTGTCGATCGCAGGCCGCTTCGGTGCGATCACCAGAACGCGATCGATGTCCCAGGCCAGCTGACGGATCGCGGTCAGTGTTGTAACAGTCTTACCCGGTCACAGACCCATATCGAGGAACAGACCCGCCTCGTCATGTTCGATGATAAACTTCCGCGCGTATTCCTGATATGGGTGTTCTTTGAAGATCATCTGCTCACCTCCTTCATACCATGCAAAGCTGCATGAATCGCCTGATTCTCTAAAACCATCAAATTATCTGGATCATTATTTTGCTTGTTTCCATCAATGTGATGTACGATCTCACCCGGTCTCAGAGGTCTGCCCAGCTTTTGCTCCGCAATAATTCTGTGCGTATGCCTTCCGTGTGTCTTTTCATAAGTGCCGCGCCTGCGGCTTTTAATGCTTTTGTGTTTCTGACTTATCTTTTCTTTCACCTCATCAGTCATCCGCGTCGGGTTGAGTTCTTGATTCAAAAGGCGCATGTGACACTCTCTGCTGCAGAAATGCCGCTCGGAACGGGCGAATTGAGAAGGTGGCATCTTTATAGGCTTTCCACAGGCCAAACAAACAGTTCTCACTGGCATGTCAATCTCCTTTCAGCTTCTCCCGCAGCTGCTCCGGGTCGTCTATGACCATAACGTCAAACCCGAGATCCCGCAGCTGCTCCTGTACTCTTTTCTGTCTCGGTCTTGGCTTCTCTCCCGGTGCTTTGATCTCGGCGAAGATGATCCGTCCGCCCGGAAGCAGTATGATCCGATCCGGCACTCCGGTAAATCCCGGGCTGACCCACTTCAGACACATACCACCCGCCAGGTAGACGAGCGCCCCGACCTGCTGTTCGACTTTAGCTTCTCTCATAGGACCTCCCTGAAGCAGTGTCAACAAAGTCAACAAAGTATCTGCGCACCTATAATAATCTCTGTATTTAGGCTCTCTCACGCGCGCGTCACATAAATAATATAATATATTTATATTTATATTATACTTTGTTGACAATGTTGCACCGTTGAAATTTCAATGGTTTAAGCGTCAACATAGTATGTTGCACTTTGTTGACTTTGTTGACAACCAGCTTACATTTTGTCAACAAAGTCCGTTGACATTGTTGCTCCTTCTCCGAATCCCAGCTTCTTGTACCGGATCCTGTCGTCCCTGTTCTGATAGAACACTGGTATGCCGCTGACCTGCGCCATGTACCGTTCCAGGCACGCCCCGTGTGAGTCCTGCCAGCCGCTGAGCATGTAGACCGCATCTGTGTCACCCGATTTCAGCACGTCGAACGCGATCTGCATATAGGTCGACCAGCTGAGCCCCCATCCGGAGATCTGCGTCGGGCTGACCGGTGTATGTCCTGCCGCCGCTATGACATCCGCTGCGTTTCTGAAGCGGTCCAGTGTTCTTCTCTTATCCTTCCCGCTGATCGGGCCGCTGATATATATCCTCATCCCTTTTCCTCCTCCACGACTTCCCCGTTCCGGATGTTGCACACATCGCCAGCCTCACGGGCCTGCCCCGATATTTTGCAAGCGCGCTGCTCGCCCCACGCGAATATCTCAGAATACCAGTGTGCGCAGTTCCCGCAGACCGCAGGACACCACGGGTCGAAGTCCGGAGCCGGATCGAACCCGTCGAAGTAGTCGCTCCGCGCCGGCTTGTCGCGTTCTCTGTGAAGAGGCTCATCTATCGGTGTGTTTATGATCTTCTGGGCCTTCTCCTCGGCGTCACGCCCAGCAACGGTCACGCATGTCACGATCAGGCCGACCAGCCCGCCGATGAAGAACCCGGCGATAAAACTAAGCATTATGATCACCGTCCTCTCCGAGCATCTTCGCTCCGCAGTTGGGGCAGTAATCGTAATCCCAAGTCGCTTCGCATCCACATTCCGAACAATGGTATAGTGCATATTCATCACAACTCCACTTCCCTGTCTTCGGCTCTGACAGTGCTTCGATTGCCATGTTGAGGGCGGTCATCATGTTACACCCATCGCAGTTATGCGTTGAAATGAAATGTCTACAATGCGCTTCCGCTCCGCAATGCTGTAACAATTTGATTGCCTGCTCATTTGTCATTCTTCCTCACCTCTCATATCTACAAAGTCTTTTTCTATTTGCTTTCCCATGTACCAGTCGGCGCAGAACTCGCAAATCTTTAACGGTTCGTCAGTCCTCATATCAATCCATCCCATGCAATAAATCATCGGTCTGCCGTTTACATGGAACTCTGTCGTTGGCTTCCCTCTTCCATATTCGCAAGGTCATTTACTCACATGAACCATGTTCTTTCTCACCACCTTCATACATATCCCTGTAAGACCGCTTTTCTCGTTCCCACGCTCTCAGCGCCTCGCATCGATACGCAAGTACACATATCTCATAGCACATAGCACTTGGTTCTATTCCTACGGTTGTGCATCGAATCATCCTTTGTCACCTCCACGGCCAGAAGGCCCTCCTGATCCGGATCCTCGGCAGTATACCGGCCCAAGATTTACCCATCAGCTTCATCCTCAGCAGGGCCATCTGATCTGTGACCCTGCACGATCCGGTGATCTCCCTGTCGAAGTCGATCACAGCCTTGTATATGTTCTCGGCGATAACATCCTCCGCAAGACTGATATCCTGCGCGCCGTTCAGCTCCAGCTGCTCACCGGTCTCGGCGTTATACAGTACGATCTTCTTCACGCTCTCCGGCATCACTCATCCTCCTGTTCTTTTACGGCTTTGATTATCGGCTCCCAGTCACACGGCGGTACATCATTCCGCAAGATACATCTTGGGGCCTCGTCATCCCACAGCTTGCACCCGTCCTGACATCTCTGGTGCTTGTTACAGTACCCGATGATGAACTTCAGCGCCCGGGCCAGCGTCATGTCGAGATCTGGTAATATGATGCTGGGCATCAAATCACCCGCGTGGTCTTTCAGTAACATAAGTCGCCTCCAGTTCCATGATCCTTTCGTACAGGTTTAGATATCTGTTCATCAGATCGAGCAGTTTGTCTTCACCGCCCATAGCCTCGATGTGCTCATCCGGATCCCCCAGAGCGATGTGCATCAGGCACTCCGCGTTTGCCAGTGCGAGATCGCCCAGCACGTCGAACCTGCAGCTGTATTCACGCTCCGTTTCGCCCGTGTGCTTATTCGTCAGTGTTATCATCTGTCTTCTCCTCCTTCAATTTGATATATCTCTCGATGTACCAGATCGCCTTCTGCAGATCTTCGATCTCTTTCGCCGGGTCCTTCTTGCCGGCCCGGCTGATGTACTTGATCGCATTCCCGAGGTGATACGGGAACTTCTTGTCTTCGATGTAGTCGATCACCTCGATGCTCCCGTCCGTGTAGTGTGACGGGTGATTTACGTTATCTGTCATTTCTTACTCCTTCACGAATCCGCGCTGCCGGCCGTAGGGTTCTCCGAACCGCAGTGTGTTCTTCGACTCCCAGCCAGGCGCGGCTCTTAATATGTTTCCGATCTCGATGCTCTGGATCCGGCTGATCTGCTTCGGATCGCCGCCCAGAAGCTCGCACCAGATCTCCATGACGCAGGTCTGTCTCCTCGGTTCGGTGACGACATCGCCGTCCGGCCAGAAGTCGCCTGACCAGTAAGCCCTGCGCTCCTCCAGCGTCCAGCTGTAGAACCCCTCCGGCACTTCCTTCTCCAGGAAGGACAAGACCATGCCGGTCAGCTCGGATGTCTGCGTGTGCGCCGCCTGTACCTGCCGCGCCAGATCCTCGTCCTCGGCTTTCAGGTACCAGTGCTCACCGGCCTGGTACGCTGTGACAGCCTCTGCCCATATCTGATCGACGATCTCCTCCGTCAGCTTGTCAGCCTCCGTCCTGCCGGTATTATCGACCTCTACAGGCCAGAAACGGCGTGATCCGGTCTGATCTCGCAGGAACTCGAAGTCGTTCGTGCTCCCGAAGAAAGCGCACTGACGCGGATGATCCTGCGTCCTGCGGCCGTATGCCGCCCGGTATGAATCCAGCCTTTTGCTCATGAACTGCTTCAGCTGTTCCACTTCAGATTTACGAGCCGCTGCCATTTCACCCATCTCGATGATCCATACCCCCTGGATCTGTTCAAAGGCATCTTTACCCGATACCGTATACAGACTATCACTGAACCACTCCTTTCCCAGCTTCGCCAGCGTCGTCGATTTCCTGCAGCCCTGCGGCCCGACGAGCACCAGCATGTGGTCGTGTTTACAGCCCGGCTGCATGATCCGGGCCACAGCTCCGATCAGCGCCGCACGTGTGACCGCTCTGGTGTATCTGCAGTCCTCCGCGCCGAGATATGTTATGAACAGATCATCCATGCGCTCCTCACCGTCCCAGGTGAGCCCCTCGAGGTATTCCTGCACCGGATGTCTGGACCGGTTCATCATAGCGATGTCGACCGCATCCTTGATCTTCGTCTGCGATACGATGTTATACTCGTCCTCGATGAACGACCGCAGACCGGCGTCGTCCGTATCCATCCATACAGGTGAGATCCTGTCCCGGAAGCGTACCCACGGCAGGTCGCCGGATACGATCGGACGTCCTTTGAAGCGGTCGAAATAATAACTGTTGCACAGCCTCGGGTCGTTCTGCAGAATCGCAGCGACGTTGCTGATGGTCGACGCGATGCTCCCGTTGTTCGTCAGCTCCAGCCCCTTCAGCCATTCCGTAGCGGCAGGCTGACCTTCCTCGTCGTCCTCGAAAGCCCCTTCGATCTGATCCAGTGTCAGCTGATAGGAAACATCCGGATCTGCCAGCGCCAGCTCCCGCATCTTCTCGTAAGACGGCCTTTTATTGACAGCCGTGTCCGGCGGCAGGTCTTCATCAAGGAGATTAAAAAGATGTATCCTGACAAGATCAAAGGCATTTACTAACCTGCCGCCGCACGGATCTGTCCCATGATGTGAAAACGCGAACAGGCCGTTCTCATAAAGGACCAGCCCCGCCTCTGTAGATCCTCCGGTGTATGTATACCGGTTCTGGTCGACTTTCCGGTATACATCCGGCAGGAACTTGGCGATCGCGTCGTGAATGTCATAAACTTTGCAGAAGGCGCCGATCGCGCCGGGCTTCTCCAGCGGGTTCCCCTGCTTCTTGGCCTGGCGTGTGATCGCCTCTGCCCTTCTGGAGCTGGTCGGCCACTCCGCGGTGTCTCTCCAGTCGTGATATGTCGCCAGCACTTCGTCCGGATCCAGCAGCGGGCCGTCGTTATACTCGAAGACGTATTCCGCATCGATGCTGCAGCTGGCCCAGTACATGAGCCGGCAGGGATCGTATGTCGTGTCGTCGCAGAAGTCGATCCCGATGTCCTGCGCGATCCGGCGGGATACCGCCCCGTACTCATCCGGGCTGACTGTCCTCGCCAGCGGAATGACCAGCCGCAGCCGGTTCGACGTCTCCGTATGGCTGTGGGTCGAATACATCGCCGCCGCGCAGTCGTAGATCGCCGAGATGATCGGCCAGACCTTCGTTCCGGTCGGTATGGTATCCATGTCCAGCGTCACGATCGAGCGCTCCAGGACGTTCTCTGCTTTTCTCCTGCCTGCCTTGAGCTTGCCGCCGACGTAGCCTCCCACGTCCTTGATGTTATCGCGCTTGATCTTCGGCAGCGCCTGGTACTCACTCATGCGCTCCTGCGTCCTCAGCGGAACGGACAGCCGTGCTACGAACTCCGACCAGAGCATGGTCGAGTTGATCCATTTGGTGCTCTTGCGCGATGCTCCGGTCGCGATCGTGATCTCTTTGTCGTGCTTCAAATCAAATACTGGTAAACCCATTTCATTCTCCTGTTGAACCGAACGCCCCGTCGTATCTCTCCTTGCCCAGATCCTGCTCGAACTCCGCATACACCACCGGCAGGATCACCAGCTGACCGATCTTGGCCCCCTCCGGGAACACCTGCACGTACTCCGTGGTGTTATAGACCAGCGCTGATATCTCGCCCCTGTATCCGGAGTCGATCGGCGGGATCTGACAGATGATGCCGTCTGCTGTCATAGACGAACGTGGGAAGATGAATCCTGCATATCCGTCCGGGATCTCAAGGGAGAAGCCCAGCGGGATCCGTGCCACGCTCCACGGCAGGATCTGTACATCCTCCGGGACCCTTACATCGGCTCCCGCGTCGTTATAGTGTGCCCGCATCGGTTTGTACCCGCGCATCGGATTGATCGGGTTGATCTTTATCTTCATAGTCATATCTCCAGCCCGAGCTTTCTCAGGTCTTTTCGTATGTCTTCAAGTGATACGTTCTTCTGTGCCAGATAACCGGCATACCGGTCGAGGCGCGTCTTCCACGCTCTGCACTGGTCGACGTCAAGGTTGAACTCGTCCTTCATCGCCGCATAGCACAGGATCAGCATATAGTTGACCGCCTCGTCGGTCGTCTGTTTGACCAGCTTGCGCCTGCCTGCGCCCTGGTGCTTCGTCTTGACTCTTTTCATGGTTTCGCCTCCTACATTCCATCGCGCAGCCAGTACGCTAATGCCCAATCTTCCTCAGCTGGTCGGCCCCCCTTGACCGGTTTCGGCCCCGGTTTGGGCTCCGGCTCACCGTCCTGTCTGTACAGCGGGCACTCTTTTACCCGGTACAGTCCGTGAAGGTTTTCGCTCGGCTCAGCCTTCCAGCCGGGAACCGGCGTCAGATCATCCGACCAGCTGCATCCGTGTCCGCGATCATCCGGGACCGCGTTCTGACAGGTCCAGCAGATCGAAGACTCTGACCGGTCATAAGGTTCACCGTTCCTCATTATGCATCCTTCCACCGAATAATCTTGAACCCTGTTCCATCATGAATCATATTGAATCCGTTAATTGTGGCCTCATACCACGTTCGGAACACCCGTCCCGTCCTGTCCTCTACCATGTAGTACCCGCTCTTTGGTGGGTTTTCCTGTTCGAAGTCGTGCCAGTCGTTCATTCTTAGACACTCCCGATCGCCATCATATTCGCCATCACGACCGACAGCGGACAGTCACAGAACTCCTCGCCGTCGATCCCCACGATCAGGATCGGCCCGACGAAATTGACTCCGCAGAACTCGCAGTTGTATTCCTGCTGGATGATCCGGCCGTCTTCGTTACAGATGATAGCCGCGTCCTCTGCGATCGTTACTGTCTCGATGTACCCGCCGACCAGATCCTGCAGGACCCTCAGCTGGTTCGGAACGACCAGCTCGCGGAACCCTTTGTCGCCCGGCGTCTTATAAAGTATTTTCATGACTTTCCTCCCCTGCCTTTTCGATCAGCTCAACGATTTTATCTTGCTCATCTTCTGGGAGTTCATCGCGAAGGCGACGGGATAACACAGATTCACTCATACCAAGAATGCGTGCAAGTTCCCACTGTTTCATCCCGGTTTCAAGCATCGCAATACGTATCTTAACGTTGTTTTTTACCATTGTTCATCCTCCTTATACAAATCCGGGCCTTTTGCTATTTCTTCGAGAGTCCTGTTTTCCTTCCATTCAAGGCATACATTAAGCTCCGGAGCTGAAACGAATTTACCATTACAAAGCAGCCCTCCATCGCCCCAGCTTTTTCGTTTCGGGTTTCTATAACAGGATTTACAGGAAATACCCGCGTTCACCAAGACTTCCATCAACGGCATTTCTCCTGCCGCCAGTACGTCGACTAAAGAAGCCCCTTCAAATTTATTGTCCATATCTTAATCCTCCATAAAAACTGCTGGGTCGGATTTGCACCGACCATGCCCGGGCTGTTTGCCGTCACTCCGTCCGCATTGCTGCGTCGTGGATTCGAACCACCGCCCAAGGCTCATTGGAGATTAGCGTCTACCTATTCCGCCACCGCAGCTTATATCAATCTTTCCTGTAATATTCACATTCATAGGCGTCCGCCCTCAGCGGAAGGCCCGGCGCCCACTCGATCGGCCGGCCCATGATCTCGGCGACCTGCTCTGCCGTCCACGGGCGAAGGAGCTCGGTGTGGATGCTGTCCTCCGGCACCTCACATATGACCTCGTCGTGTACATGGAAGACGATCGGGATCCCGAGCGCCTCCAGCCGCTTCATACTCTCGGCGAGACAGTCACGGCTCACCGCCTGGATGATGTTCTCGACCAGCTTCGGCCCGTAGGTCTGCTGCCGGCCCCAGCCGCCCGTCTGAATCATGCCCTCGAACGTGATGTCTCCGCCACTGTCCACTTTCGGCTTCACATACGACAGCTCACGACCGGACGGCAGCTGTATCCGCAGGAACATTCCATCCATCCGGATCTGCAGCTTGATGCCGCTCTCCGTGCGGACGAACATCGGCCGCTTGGATCTGATGCAGCGTCTGACCGCCTCGTCTACAGACCACCAGAACTTCGTGATCTGACGGTTGGCGGAGCGCCATGAGTCGACTAACGGCTGTAACTCGATTTCCTTTAATCCCATATCGAGCGCCCCCATAGCCTTCAAGGCGCCCACCGCTCCGCCATATCCCAGCGCCAGCTCGGCGATCTTTCCCTTCTGACGCATCGGGTCTCCCTTCTTGACCGAGCCCGGCGGCAGGTGGAACATCTGCTCAGCTGACGCCTCGTATATTTTCCCGGAGCCGTTGAAGACGTTCAGCCTCCACTGCTCGTCTGCCATCCATGCGAGGACCCTCGCCTCGATCGCCGAGAAATCGCTGACGATGAACTTGCACCCGGGCCGCGGGACGAAGCTCGTCCTGATCAGCTCTGACAGCGCCTGCGTCGGCTCATACATCATCTGCAGGCTGTCCGCATATCCGCCCCTCACCAGCTGACGCGCCACGTCAAGGTCTTCGTCCGGCATGTTGTTTTTCGCCAGGTTCTGCATCTGCACGAGACGCCCTGCCCATCTGCCGGTCCTGCCGGCTCCGTAGAACATGGTCAGTCCGCGGATCCTGTCGTCCCTGCAGGCGCAGTCCAGCATTTTGTCGTACTTGGTTGTGCTGGTCTTGCTCATAGCTTTCCGGATCTCGAGGAACCGGATCACCTCCGGATGCTCCCGGCACTGATCCATCACGTCCCCGATCACTCTCTTGTCCAGCGATTCGACCTCGATGCCTGCCTGCTGACGGATCCAGCTCTTGACCTGCTGTACCGACTTCGGATTCTCGAGTCCCGAGATATCCTTCGCCTGCTGCAGAAGGCTGTCCTTCACGTCTTTATCCATCCGTGTTGCGTTTTCGACGAACGTCCGGTCGAACATGACCCCGCGATCGTTGATCGCCTGGTCGATCTGCCACAGATCCCACTCCGACGGCGCGATTCTGAAGTGCTCCAGCTTGCGCCGGATCGCGCGCTCCGTCTCGACGTCTCTGCGGTTGTATTCGATATACTGCGCCCATTTATCCGGCGCATGCTCCGGCAGATTCCTCGTCCGCTGTCCGTTCGTCTTCGTCGGCCTGCACGGCATGGAGAAGAAGCGGATCAGGTTCTTTCCTTCTCTCATCTTCTGCTCATCCTCCGAAAGCCCCAGCACCGTCCCGACGTCCTGCAGAGACCGTGGAAGCCCCAGCTCCGCCGCCATGATCATCGTGTCAGACCACTGCTCCGGCGGCATCGGAATCCCCAGATGAGCCGCCAGGCAGGTCCGTTCGAAGTTTGCGTTATACGCAATTTTAACGACTTCCGGATCTGTGAGTGCCATCCGGACAGAGTCGACCTCGAGGTTTCCGCCGAGTCTGAGATCCTGTACCGTCAGGTCGATCACGCTGACCGGCTCATCGTCGAAGGCGTAGGACAGCAGAAGGATGTCGAATGACGGATCCTCCGCGTACTTATAGACGCCGACCTTCGTCAGGTCCGCCTCGCTGTATGTCTCAATATCGATGCTCAGTATCATAAGAATCCCCTCAGTCTCATGTTCCGCGCCAGAAGGACCGGATCGCACTGATCCTTCTGCCCTCCCAGCGCATGGTACTCGTTTCCGCTGTCGTCTCTGATGATGCAGGCGACGCATGACTTACAGTTATGTTCGCACGGCAGGAGCCGCTTCGATCTTGCCATTGGCTCGTCGCATCTGCGTCTAATGATCATCAGTCAAGCAGCCCTCCGGTGTCGTAGTCGTCATAGTCATCGTCCCAGTCGGAGTCAGTGACTACACCGCCAGCCAGCGGCTCTCCTTCCTCCAGCTTGCGGATCCCGTTCAGCCCTGCGCTGACTCCCATCTTGCCGGCGACGTTATACACATAGAAGTTGATCACTGCCTGACCGTAGCATCCGGAGTACAGCTCTGACTCTTCGGTCATGGGTGTTTTATCCGCATAGACGACGACCGGACGTCTGTCCTTGTTCGCCGTGACGTTGATAACCATGCAGCCCGCACACTCCGGGCCGTAGTCGTCTCCGTTTGCCTTCGGCTCGTCTCCATCGTGCAGCGTTGTCGGCAGATTCGCCGGCAGATGCTTTCCGGGATTCTTCGCCAGGAACTCACGCTTTGCCGCCTCGATCGCCTTGTCGATCTTGGCCAGCGTGCGCTTGTCTGCTTTCGGGATCAGCAGGGTGACGGAATACTTCTCCTGGTCGCCGCCCGGCATCAGCTTCGGTCTGAATACGCTGACGTAACTGAATCTGACTTTTCCTGTACTTACCTGTGTCGCTTTGCTCATTCTCTTATTCCTCCGTAACTCTTAAAAATCTGACAGCACCGAACCGGATGTACTCATCTCCGGCCCCCGGTGCGCTTTTGATCTGGACGAAATCCGTGCCTTGTATCCGGTCGAAATCGTTCATGAGAACGCCGATCGTGACGTCAGCGTTCTTCAGAAGAAGCTCGTGCTCCGGCATCGTCTCATCCGTTCTCACAAATACCCTAATCATCGAACGCCTCCAGGATCGCCTCCTCCGGATTATATTCCGGTCTCTTATCTGATGCCGGTGCCAGCTGCGCCGCGCCTCTGGGTTTATCGATCAGATCGCCGATCAGCTCCGCCATCTTCTTTTTACCAAGCAGTTTCTCCATCTTCGTGACGCCGATCATCTTCTTCTCGTAGATATCGGCGACCTTGTACTTCTTAGCTCTCAGGCGCTTCTCGATCTCGGCCTCATCTGTGTACTTGCGCGTCGATCTTCCCTCGACCAGCTTCCAGCCCTCGACCTCACCGCCGGCCATGAGCGCCTCGAAGACCTTGTTTTCGATCGCCTTGAGCCAGTCCTTCATACCTGCAGCCCGTTCCAGGACAGATCCTGCATCGAGCGGTGTGATCAGGTCGGGATCCTCATGATCCTCGAACAGGCTGATGTAATAATCCGCCTGCGCCTTGCAGGATCCGGATGCCTTGCAGAACCGGCAGGTCGAATCGCTCGGACAGAAGACGCCGGTTCCGTTGAAGGCCATGTCTGCCGCCGGCTTCAGACTCTCCTCGCCCCACTTCAGCAGATCCGCTGCAGAGATGCTCCAGCTGGATCCTCCGCCGAGTCTCGGCTGGATGATGTCCATGATCACGGTCTCGATGTCGTAGATCATCGAAGCCCACTTCAGCGCGCCCAGCGCGTATATCATCATCTGCCGGTTCCATTCAGCTGAGACCAGAACACCCTTGCCATACTTGAAGTCGATCACATGCAGGACGTCGTCTCCCACGATCAGACAGTCAGCGGTTCCGAATCCGTCTGGGATCCAGTCGGTCAGATCCAGCCTGACCTCCGTCTGTATGTCGGCATCCGGACAGGTCTCGCGCAGCTTCAGGAGCGTTTCCTTGACGCGCTCGGCGTAGAAGTCCGCCGCATCCTGCATTTCTGCGTCGTCAGCTTTTGGCGGCGCTGCGCCCCAGGACAGGCCGGTCGCTGTTCTTGCTGAGAACTCAGCGAGCTCATGAGCCCGCGTACCCTCGGCAGCATATTCGCTCGGCTTGTCCTCGAACTTGGCTTCTGTCGCCGGTGCCATCGTGCAGAGCATCCAGCGGCTGGCTGCTGACGGGCTCAGCTTGGCATGGGCCGTCATGATGCCGCCTCCAGCTTCGCCATCAGTGCAGCATAGTCGCCTTCCGCCACCTGTGACAGCTTCTTGGCTCCGAAGTCGTCCAGAGCCGCAGCCAGCTGGTCGCTCTTACCCGCATGTGTCAGATCGAGACCCTTCTGTCTCAGATCTGCCAGTGTGACGACTTTCGCCGCCGGTTCTTCCTTCGGCACTGTAGGATCCTCCGGCTGCGGCGCAGGCTTCTCAGCTGCAGCTGCAGGAGCCGGCCGGACCGGTCTCTCATCGTGTCTGATCTCGGCAGCGCTCACCGTCTGGTCTGTTCTGGTGCCCGCCTTGTTGATCGCCGGAACACCATCCGCTCCGAGCACATCATCGATCGAGTCTCCGAACGCCTGCGCCAGCTTGATCAGATTGTCCGGCGTTGCGGCGATTGTCAGCGTGATAGTGTTCATTCTTATACCTCCTTTTTCCCTGTGATAACATCCATAACTGCATTGACGAATCCGGGCTTCTCTGCATCGATCGCCAGGATTGCCGTAAGAATAAATAAGATCGCAAATGTGATACCGTTCATTCTCACACCTCCCTAAAAAAGATCCGCTTCAGATCCTCAAACGTCAGACCCAGCCGCAGCAGGGTCCGCAGCTCGTCTGCTGTCCAGTTCTTCCCTGTGTTGACCCTCGTGATCCGGGTCCCGTCGCTCCAGGACATCGCCTCGCGCAGTGCGGTGTTATCGACGCCGAGCTGAGCGAGCCTGTACTGCAAAAGTAATACGTCCATTCTTTCCTCCTCATTCCATCCGGAACAATTCCAGATCTTCGTCCTCGATCGCCCTGAGCGTTCCCTGCGCGATCCCGCGGTACAGATGCTCACATGCAGCCTCGTCACGATTCGCGATGCCGTACTCCGCGAACCTGCAGGTGCTCCGCTTCTTGCTTCTGTGGATCGTTCCGTCCTTCTTCATCGGCCACTCGAACTCCGGGCAGTTCCGGCAACGGTACCGGATTCCGGACAGTTCAAACTCATCCTCAGCTGTTTCCGGGATGTCCTTCGTTATTGTGTAGGTGATATATGCACAGTGACCCTGCGCCATGTTGAACTGAACCGTCGGGTTCTTGGTTGCGAGCTCCGCCTGAGCCGCGTTGAACTGCCGCTGAAATTCCAGCGGGTCGTTACATGAGATAACTCTGATCTGCTGATAACTTGCATGCTTCATACGAAAAAAGACACCACCTTTCTGTGATGTCTTAATTCTAAGCTACAGCGATGCTTGCCGTGCCTGCCCTACCCTGCTCAACTATCCTTTTCTTTAAGATTATCGGAATAATTGCTTCAGCCCTGGGCTGTGGATCCGATCCGGGTCCCTCTTAGAATTAAGACTGATATTCTCTCTGTGGCCTTTCTGCCCCTCTTTGTTATTATATGCTCCCGTGTTATAATATTCAACAGAATTTTATGTTTTAATTCAAACTTTTGGAGCACGCCTGCAGCTGCAACAAAGTCAACAAAGTCAACGCGCATATATAGATATATCCTGTTTTGTAGGTATTCTCTCGCGCGCGTCATATAAATAATATAATATATTTATATCTATATTATACTTTGTTGACAATGTTGCACCGTTGAAATTTCAAGGGTTTAGGCGTCAACATAGTCTGTTGCACTTTGTTGACTTTGTTGACAAAACGGCGCTACAGGAGCAACAAAGTCTGTTGACATTGTTGCAGGTGTGCTCCGGATAGCCATCAGGAGGTATGACATGCGGATGATGCAGAAGATCATGGTCGCCGGCTTTGACCACTATCAGAAGGAACTCTCTTCCCTTATGACAGATGAAAACGATTATTATAACCTGACTAAAGCAGAGATGCTCGACGAGACCTGGCTGGATCCGGAAGAGAAGATATATAAATATGAGGTAGCGCACTGCGCCCTGGCCATAAAGCACGAGCCAGGAAACCCATACGACCCTGCCGCGCTGCGAGTGCATGCGGACGGGCAGTTCATCGGCTACGTTCCGAGAAAACAGTTCCAGCTCCTGAAACGGCTCGCCTATGCTCCGGGCCTTGAGATGCACGTGGAGATCTTCGGCGGTCCTTATAAGATCCTTGAGTATAACGAGGAGGAAGACTATCTCGGTGAGATGCTTCCGAAGTATTACACCCTCCGTTCTGAGAAGGATCAGTTCAAGGCCATCATGATATTCAAGTATGACGCGTAAATCTCCGTTTTGAGCAGCTTTGGTTTGGTATGCGGTCAGTTCATCAGCTGACGGGTTTTCACCAGCCGTGCTCCCGATCTGCCGGCAAATCAGCAATAAAAAAATGGCCCCGGATCACTCCGGAGCCGTATCCAAAAGGAGGCAGAAGATGCCCCCCTCCTCTGAGGGGCTATTTTGTTTTTTCTATGAAGCTGATCCGCGCCTCGTGGTCCGCCAGCTCCTCGCGCATCTGGTCGATCTCTCTGCCGTGGTTCGTGACTCGTTCCTTGACCTCGGCCAGTACATCCTTGAGCTGGTTCACGCTCATGGTCAGCGCCGTGATGTTCTGGTTCAGCGTCATGATCGGTTTGATCACGATGATGAGCGCACCGATCAGACCGAGCGCCCCGATTAAAATCTCATATGTCATAGCACTGCCCTCCTATTTGATGTACTTTTTCTTCCCATTGTATGCGCATACCCAGCCGGACGGGATCTTCATCCAGACCGAGTCGCCGACGGTCTTCGTCTTCTTACAGGTGACCTTCGTGCCGGACATCAGCTGCCCGGATCTGTTAGCGTGCTTCCTGCCGTCACTGGTCAGCTCGTCCCTGCTCTTGATCCGGTAGCCGGTTCCTGGACCCGTGCGCACGTTCAGGTTGTCCACAGCCACGGTATACGTAACATTTTTATCGTATACCGGTATCAGTTTCGCCGGTTTCGGCTTCGGATCTGACTCCTCAGCTTCCGGCAGCCGGTAGATCGCATACACGTTCTGCAGGTATCTTGTCCGCTCTGCGACCTTGCCGCCGCTGGTATTGCCTTCGACGGTCCGGAATGTGTTCTTCTCGTCGAGGCACTTAAAGAACCCGGTATGATCTCTGCTGCCGGTCCGGGTGTTCCATCCGCCGCCGTGCCAGGTGAAGATCACGATATCCCCTTCTCTGGCATCCGCGAACTTTATCCAGGTCGCGTTTTTGTGCAGCCACTTTTCAAGAGTCGGCACAAAGAACGGCAGGTCGGTCTTCTTGACGCTGTACAGCGGGCACTTCGCTTTGATGCACACGAACAGGACAAACCCGACACACCACGACTGCCCCCAGGCCAGTCCGGCGAAGTAGTCCCATATAAAGGAACCGCCCCGTCCCCGGTATTTCTCCGCGATGCTGATGATCTTCGCGCCCATCTTAAAAGTCCTCCGGATCGTCCTGTTCGTGGTTGATCTCGTCCGTGTAGTGCGCGAACGGATTCGCGCCGCCCTTGATCTGATCCAGCACATGCTGGGCCAGCCGGGCCGCTTCGCTGAAGTTGTGATTCTTCCACATCGCGAACAGGAACGCCGCGATCGCCGCTGCATAAGAGACGCCGGCGTAGATTTCCGCGTCGCTGATCGTGACCGGATTGACGCCGCGCGCGGTCAGGAACCCGTTGATCAGGATCAGAGCCTCGATGATAAAATAGATATATGGTTGATATTTTGCTGACATGTTGTCCTCCTATTTTTCTTACTACCACATCTGCATCGGGTATCTGTACCCGTCCCACAGCTTGCGAGACGGCCCGCGCTCCATAGTCTCGTCTGTCCAGTACCACCTGCCGCCCAGCTTGACCCGATTCCATGCGTGAAGGCTTCCGCTCAGCCCGCCGATACAGTACCGCACCGGAATCCCCTGTACCTTGCACAGGACGTACATAGCCGCCGCATGAGCCGCGCAGTCGCCTTGATGCTCCGAGAAGAATCCCGATGCTGATTTGATGCCCTGCTTGTACTTGCCAGCTCTGACATACTTGCGGATTTTCCTGTAGGCGGCAGTGCCGGTTCCTCTGACATTCCTGTCTCGCAGGATGTGCTCCGCCGTCTTCCGGTTCTCATCCGCCTCGGTCTTGACCCGTCCATATAGGGCTTCGTCGATTATCAGCGTGTTATGCGTCGAGTCGGCTGATACAGTGACGTATCTGTCGATATTGACATAGCTGACCCACGGTGCATACTTGAACGGATATTTCTTCGGCAGTGTGGTTTCCTTGTATCGGTGTAACTGCCACTGCGAGTATGTCTGCGTCCGAACCGTTCCGCCGTTTTGCAGTGCGGATGATACCCGCTGATCGAAGCTGGCGGTCTTGGCATCAGATACCAGCGACAGCGCCAGCACGACAACCAGCACCGTCACTGTGATGATTATCCGTCTCATTTTGCCGTCCAGCTGTAGGTCGCCGTACCACCCGATACCGTGACCGTCAGCACGTAGGTTCCGTCTGCGGTCGGAGCATCGGGGATGTTCTCGATCTTTTTCAGCAGGTCGGCAGGGTACTTTGTCTCATGCCCTACCGGCACTATCCCTGTACTTACATACTGCTCTGTTCCGTCGGGGTCTACGATTTGCGGATTTGTAAACGGTTCTGCAACTTCGGTGGTTGGGGTGGCGAGTTCGTAGACGAGGGTTATCGGATGAGACGCAAGCCATGTTTTGAAATCAGAGGCATTCGTAATCCCTAGTGCATCAATACCAAACCCAATATTATTACCCGTCATACCGACAACACTTTTGCCAGCGTATACATCGTCCCAAGACCCGTTTACAAATGAATTGCAAATTATGGTGTCGCAAATCGCACTATATAAACCAGCAAACGGTTTCCATTCGTTTCTTGTGATATATGCCCTGTAATGAGTACCGCCCAACGATACATTCCAATATTCCGTTGATGCACCATTGAACGATATTACCCCATACTTCCTCTCCACAGTACCATCGGAGCTGTAAATATCCCCATCGTAGTAGAGATTATTAAACTCGTCCAGCTTGGGAATGCCTCTCAGCTCCAGGTCGGGATCCAGCGGGTAGTTGTGCTCTTCGTAGGGTTCGTATTCTCCGTCTCTTTCACCTTCCCAGGATAGGTTGATGCAGATGTCGTTCTTGTAGGTTGTGCCATAAGCCTCACCCACCTTAAATCTAAAATAGTATGCGTTCGCTGGTGATATTCTTATCTGGTTGCTGCTCCATCCACTTACTGATATAAAATTATAATCTGCATCATACCAACTAATTTGGACATTATAACTATTTGTAGGTTCTTTGACATAATAGGTTGTGTTTGGCAAGCACGGGTTATATCCCTTGCTTCGTATCCTTGTTGGATCTGAAACATCTTGCCCAGTGGATTCACTGATGCTACCGACTTCCCACTCTTCGTTCCACGCATTAAACCCAACCGTATCATGGCTCTGTAATCCCTCAACGGATTTTAGCGTTCCTGCATCATATGGCTGATACTGAGTGAACATCTTCGGAAAATGCTCTTTAAGCCATGCCATCCCTGCGCCTGCGGTTGCCTGTTCAAGTGAGTAGATGTAGTCGGCTATGGTTGAGCCGAACATGGCGGTGAGGTCGAAAAGACAACTCCATACCGTTACATTTGACAGCACCGTTCCGCTCTCCACATGATACCCCAAATTGATTTTACCACTTTCCGATGTCGGTGCATAAATAAGCCAATCACTGTTTACTCTCACCTTGCGAATACCACCAATAGCTACGGTAAGTTGAAACCCGCTTATGTTGGTTGGCATAGTTGACAAAAGCAAATATTTATGACCGTTTATAACAGGCGAAGCACCGCTAACGGATGACGGGAAAAAGTCATCAGTTCCAGTTGCCGTTCCATCAAGTGTATAACTGCCGTCCTCGTTCTTTGTAAAGGTTATACCATTCTTTGTTTCTGTAGTACGGTTCAGCTTTTCCATCTGATTCCACCCCACAGTACCGCCGACAATCTTGTCAAACTCCCGATTTCCGATAGCGAGTCCGCCCCCGCTCCGTCTGAACAGATACGGCACTTTATCTTCCACGTAAGAGTCAGACAGCACCGCCTCAGCAGTACCGACAGTCATGCCCGGGTAGTTTCCGTCCTGCTCGGCTTTGTTGGATAAATCTTCCTTTAGGTCAGTGATCTCCGTCGCGATCGCCTTGTTCTGCACCGGGTTCGTGGATGTTGCCGACAGAGCCGCATCGATGGTCGGGTTGACCTGAGCGCCGGCCTGGACCCCTGCCAGTTTGGCCTTCTCCGCTGATGTGAAGTCCTCAGTCGACAGGCCCTTCCCCGCCACCTTGTCGACCTTGCCGTCCAGCTCGGTCTGTATCTGATCCAGCGCGACGTCCATGTCTTCAGTGACCGCGCCCTTGACTACATCGAACGGCGTCTTCTGTGACTCGCCTCCGGAGCTGACTGTTCTGATATATGTCCCCGATCCGGATGTGGTTCCGACCGGCAGTGCATTTTCTTTGATAGCCATAGTTTTTATCCTTTCTTTTCGAGTGCGGCGATACGTGATTCTATGTCAGTGAGCTGTTCCTTCAGCTCGTCGATCTCGGCCTTCTGTTCCTGTATCAGCTTGAGCATCGGCGGGATGATGTACATCGGATTCCAGCGCCACTGCTTCGGGTCGTCGCTGTCGTTCTTGTCGATCGCGATCGGGTAGACCTCGTCCATGTCCTCGAGGATGAATCCCGGCAGTAGTTTCTCATACCGCTCGTCGGTCTCCTCGATGCCGGACAG